TTACTTCCCGGCGTTGTTCTCCGCCTTCAGCCGTGCAAACAGTTCGTCTGCCTCGATGGCCTCCTTGGTGAAGGAGTTGTTCTTCCACCAGTTGATAATAGCCACCACAACGGTGATAAGGGTGCTGACCAGCTGCTGGAGCTGCTCGTTGTCGATGGGCAGCGGGCTCTTGTTGAACGAAGCCAGCAGACTGTTCAGCAGTGCCACGATCAGGCAGATGGTTCTCGCCCAGGTCGCAGCACTCGCGTTCGAATATTTCTCCATTTTGAAGTCCTCCTGTTCAGGCTATGTGGTCTTCCCGCAGCGGCAGTGCCTTCATCCGCTCGTACAGGTTCGTGCCGGTGCCGTTGCCTTTCAGTTCGTGGTACGCCTCGTATACAAGCCCCACGTTGGTCAGCCCTTCCGAGTCAACATACCCTTGCTGGATGTAGTACCGGCAGCTCTGATAGAGTCTGTCGTGGAGCAGAGCCTTCACCGCTTTTTTCAGTGCCTTCTGCTCCTGGATGGTGGCGTAGAACGCCTTCCCCGCCCATCCCAGTGCTGCCGCGATGATCAGGGAGACCACCTCGTTGAAATGGGTCACGATAAAGCTTTCCGTGGGGTTCACGCTCCCTTCACGCTTGTCAGACCCGCTTTTGCAATGATACTCGGGTAATCCTTGTAGACATGGTTCATGTCCACCACGCCGCTCACACCAGCCACCTTGCCCTTGGAGCTGTACTGCCACATACCGTGCTTGCGGGTCGGCCGCTTGTTCCGGTAGTCCGCCAGCCATAGGTCAAAGCCGTTCAGCTGCCACATGTTCAGGTTGTAGTCGGCAAAGTTCGAGTAGGTGTACAGGATCGCGTACAGCCCCCACTTTTCAATCTCCCTGAGCTCCATTTTGACAAGTTTCGTCAACTCGGCTGCGGGCAGACCTTTCAGACGGGGGTCCTCCACGTCCATAGCAATGGGCAGCTCAAAGCGCTTTCCTTCCAGGCAGGTCTTGAGCAGGTTCAGCTCCTTCTTTGCCATGCCTTCCGTTACCGCAACGGTGTAAGCATATACACCAACTGGCAGTCCCACAGATTTTGCCCCGGCATAGTTCGCTTCAAAGCACGGATCGACGTAGAGCTGCCCGCTCTTGGTGGAAACTGCACGGATCATCACGCCACCTACTTTTCCGCTGGCCTTGACTTTTTTCCAGTCAATGGTTCCCTGCCAGCGGGAAACGTCGATGACATCAAGCATTCCCCTGCTCCTTCAGTTTCTCGGCCAGCTGGATGCACAGCTTTTCGTACTCCTCTTCGGTCAGGCTGTCATTGGCAAAGAAGATATCCAGCTTCTTCTGCATCCTGTCGGTCTTGCCGCGTTCGATCAGGCGTGCACAGGTGTTGTAGAGTTCCATTTTGAGTCCTTTCTGCTCACGTTCTGCATGAGCCATCTTAATGTAAAAAAATCGCTCATCGGCATTCCTTTTCAGTATGCCAATAAGCGAAACGATACAAATGGGCTGACCCGACTCTTATTCCTCCGGCGTAACCCCCAGCTCCAGCAGCGTCAGCCTATACTCCTGATCCACCATCAGGGTATCGGTGTCGGTCTGGGCACTTTGCAGGGCGGCCAGTGTTTCAGGCAGGGTATCCACGGCTTTCTGTTTTGCCGCCGCCTTCTGTCGTGCCTCTTCCTGGGCGGCCAGCTCTTCAGCGGTCGGTGGCTGAGGAACTTCCCCATATTCATACACTTCATATTCCGTCCCGCATAGCCGGACACCCCAGTAAGCTTCCCCGGGCTGTGCATTTTGGTTGTGCGCGTTCACAGCAGCCTCGATCGCGCTGTAATCTGCCGGGGTGCCGTCGGTCTCGGTTGGAATCGTGTACCCGGGGCGGATCATTGTTTCTTCCATTTTGAAATCTCCTTTCCGGGTGCTCAGTTAATATAATTCTGGTCCATAAACCAGATCTTGACCGTTGTCACCAGCGTATTCAGCGGCAGCACGATGCAGGGGCGCAGACCGTACGAGTCCTCTCTGTGGCGGCCTGTACTGGAGAAACCTCCGTCCGCATAAAACGTATACATATAGTTGCCGTTGTGGTTTCGCTTGGAGCGTGTCCAGTATTCGTTATCCGCTTTTCGCTTGTCGGTGGCATCAGTCGTATAGTCGAAGTAGTCCAGCTTTGCACCCTCCTGTGCCATCAGGCCATCCACGCCCTGCCATGTATAAACACCCATCTCGACCGCGGAAAGCAAAAAGCACTTTCTCGAAAGGCCATTTGAGCCGGAAGAAACCTTGGCCGAGCTGTAATCCGCCTGCTTCACGTAGGGCAGATGCACGGTCATCAGGCGGTTTGCTACACTGGGTGTGATATTTCCACCCGGGTAGTTGACACACCAGTTGTCCAGTGCATACCCTTCGTAGCCGTAGATGTAACTGCCACTGATGGAAGTGGATGCCGCAATGTTTGTTCGCCAGAGCCATGCGCCGTTGGCCGTGCTGTCGTACAACCCGCCACCCGGAACGCCCTTGTGCACCAGCTTATACCAGTAGGTGTTGCCGCTCGGGTCTGCAATGCCAAATTCTGTTCCCAGTGCAAAGGAGCTGATGGGATTGCCGCCATCATAGAACTTCTTGGCTACGCCGTCCACGCCGATATAGCCCTTGTGCACTGGCCTTGCGGTACCATCCACGCCGGTGTAGATCTTGGAGACCGATTTGGCACTTCCGTTGATTCCGGTATAAATCGCCATGTTCCGTCCTCCTTAAGCGTACACCAGCAGGATAGAGCCGGTTGCAAGGCTGCTTCCCGCACCGGGGTCACTGGTTTGGGATGTGATGGTGTTGGTGTTGACACGTGCCCAATCTGTAAAGCCGTTACCCGTAATCCATCTCTGACGAAACGCCATTACCCCTGTATTATGAGCAATATATACTTGCGTTACATTGCCAGCATAGTTCCACACCATAGCAATGCCGTATTGATATACCCCGCTTGGCCCGTTTGTTCCCCAGTGCTCAGGACTTGTCCGCCAAATGCCTGTATCGAGAGCATCCCAATTAGGCGCGCCAGATAGCTCGTCTCTCCAGAGCAAAGTCTTGCACGCATCCAGGGCCGTTGAGCACCCAGTTCCTCCTCTTGCAAGCCCTAGAATCCCAGAAGTGATATTGGCCGCGCTATGGTTATGCTCACTCGGTGGATAACTACTCGGTTTCCCGCTTACGCTGTCCCACGTAGAGGGAAACGTCTCCGGCTTATCCGTCACGGAATTCCAGTCCGTCTTGATGCTCTTGAACTTGTCGCCCACAGCCTTTGCGTCCGCGGGTGCGCCGTCAATGGTCAGGGTCTTGTCGGTGTTCACCACCTTCTTGGCCGCTTCCACCAGTTGGCGGGCTTCGTTCTCGCTGGCCTTGGCGTTTCCTTCGCTGGTCTTTGCATTTTTCTCACTTGTCGCCGCCTTCCCTGCGCTTGCTTCAGCTTCCTTGGCCTTGGCAGTGCAGGTGGCCACGCTGGTTCCCATGCTGTCGGCGCTGGCTTTTGCGTTGGTCTCGCTGGTCTTGGCGTTGGCGGCGCTGGTGGCAGCTTTCGTTTCGCTGCTCTTGGCATTGGTCTCGCTGGTCTTCGCGTTGGTCTCCGAGGTCTTCGCCGCATTCTCACTTGCCTTGGCATTGGTCTCCGAGGTCTTCGCCTTGGTTTCGCTGGTCTTGGCTGCATCCTCACTGGCTTTGGCGTTGGTTTCGCTGGTCTTTGCCGCACTGGCCGAACTTGCCGCCGCAGAAGCCGAACTTGCCGCAGCGTTCTGGCTTGCCCTGGCCGCATTCTCGCTGGCTTTCGCGTTGGTTTCGCTCACCTTGGCAGCATCCTGGCTTGCCTTTGCCGCATCCCGTGCCGCCTCGGCCTGACGGAGCAGCTCTTTGATGTTGGTGATGCTCTGGTTCACAAAGTCCCGGGTCCACTCCATTGAGCTGGCGATGTATTCACGGACTTCCCGGCCGTAGATCGCCTTCCGGATGCCCGTGATGATCACATCAAAATCCATTGATATTCTCTCAACCTCCTCCATTTTGAGTCCTTACGAACTGCTCAGGTTGCCCAGCAGCTGGTTCAGGAAACTGATGATCGCCTGTGCGATCGTCCATACGCTGTCCATGGCCTGCTTCTGCACCTGCTGTTTGGTCAGTTTCTCAGGGGTCAGACCAAAGGTGAACTGCTTCTCGTTGGGCGCATCCAGCGGCAGCTTCAGCTTGGTGCACACCAGCCACTTGTCGATCTCATGGGGGCTGGAGATGATGTGGGTCTTGATCAGAAATCCCAGTCGGTCGTTGCTTTCCCCGCTGTCCACCCGGTCGTAAGCGGTCAGGGTCATCACAGGCTCGATGTTCTGCTTGTACCCTTTCAGCTCGGTCTGTGCTTCTTTGCGCAGGTTATCGCTGTTCGTGTTGCCGTCGATCTGGATGCACTTCTCAATGATGCCGTACTTTGCTTCCGCCGCCTCGTCCCGCACCGTTTCCGAGATTGCGCTCACGGTGGTCGTCTTGAAGATCCACCATCCGCTGGTGGTCGTCTGGGTGCCGTATGCTGTCACTCTCGTCACGATGTCGCTCGCCATCTGTTCGAGGTAACTGAAATCCAGCAGGTTTACGCCATATTCAATGGTCTGCGTCGTGGTGGCATCTGTGTCCACAAGGTAATCGATGTATACCCGCCATACCGCAGTACCGTTGTCTGCCCGCACGATCCGTGTCCGCAGGTATCCGTCGTACTCTTCCAGCAAAAAGGTGTTCAGCAGGCTCCACTGGCTCTCGAACAGGGTTCCCTTGCTGGAGGTGTCGATGGTGCGCCCGGGCTGGATGTTCACCTTTCCGATGCCAAAGGTCCCATAAGGCCCCTGATAGTAGTCCTTCAGGGCCTGCGTTGCAAGGTAGAAGATGCTGTTGGAGGGCACACTCGACCACTGCTCCAGCTGATTGTCCGTGGTCAGATAGTAGGTTCCGCCGTTCACTTTCGGCACAAATCGCTGGAGATATCCCAGCACGCCCTCGGCATACAGCTTGTAACTCAGGTCAAACAGCTTTTCCGTCTCGGTCACATACCCCAGCCAGATCGGTTTGCCGTCCTCTTCCACCACCAGCCACGTTTTCTCGTACTTCAGTGTGGTGTACACGGGGTTCTTGTAGCTGCCGAATGCCGTATTGATCTGGTACGGAATGGTCGCCTCAAAGCTGCCGAACTCGTTTTTGGCCAGGTTCAGCACCGGGTCTTCGAGGAATCGGTTGGAGACGCTTCCCTCTATCGTGTCGCCCTGGGAATCAAAGATGCACTCCCGGGTGTCCCACTGGAAGCCCAGAGCGCTCGTGCCGTTAAAGGTCTCCGTTTTCTTTGAGATGGTTCCCGCATAAACTCGATATCCGATGGTTTCTCCCTCCTCTCTGCATCCATTTTGAAATCAACTCATAAGTACGCTGGCTGGTAATACAGGTTGAGCGTTCCCGCGCTGGTCGCGCTCACCTCCACTTCGTACACATCGTATCGCAGATCGTTGTCGATCAGGCCGATGTCCGCTTTTCCCATGATCGTGTCCAGTAGGGAACTATAAAAGGGATCACCCTTCACTGCCGGAAGTCCCAGCTCCTTTGCCTTTTCGTAGGGGTAGGTCTGGCTCTTTGCCAGCGAGATCGACAACCAGCCGTCCCCGGTCCATTTTGCTTGCAGCAGGCTCGGTTTTTCGCTGGGCGGCATCCGGAAGGTCATGTTCTGGAGTGCCTTGAGGGGAATATCCTTGCAGTAGGGCACGGCCAGATCGGTCTCAAACCCAAAGGTATCCCACACCCAGTCCTCCTGAATGTTGTCGTACAGGAATTTGAACGGGTAAAGGCTGTAAGCAAAGGTCACAACGCTGTGTCCGTTCTTCTGCTTGATGCCCCCGTTCACCCAGACACGCCCCAGATAAAAGAACGCCGGGTCATCCTCCAGCCGCACTCTGGTCTGTGCCGGGATCGAGTTGCTCTTCGCCAGCGCTCTGGAAAGATACTCCAGCGCTCCGGTTCCCACAGGGGTCGAAAGGTTCTGTCCCCGCCACTCGTCCGTGTCCAGATAGAACTCCCAGCTCCCCTCCCGGGCCTTGAACACCGGGTAACCCGTCAGGCTCTTGGAGAGGTAGGTAGTTCCGTCTCGTCCGGGCACGTCCACAGAGAGGATCTTCTCCACCGGGGGAGCCACCACAGGCCGGGAGACCGGGATCATCTTCCAGTCATCCCAGGTGTTCTTGTCACCAATGGTGATGGAATGGTACATGGCTCCTCCTTAACTCAGCATGTCGGCAGGCGGCTGGAAGTCATAGGAGATGGTCAGCGTCACCCGTCCGTCGTTGCCGTTCTTGACGTTGCTGATCCAGCAGCGCCCTTTGTAGCTTCTCGTCTGCGCGGTGGAGAGCACGGTTCCGCCCAGCTCCATCCGCACCTCGCATTCTCTTCCCTGAATGATCCGCATCAACCGGAAATAGGTGCTTGTCCAGTCACCTTCCCGGCTCGACCAGTCGGGGTAAAGCTGAATGCTCTGTTCGGTCTTGTCGGGGATGCCGCATCGCTCCCGCACATCGTCCATGGCGTGCCGTCCGTAGTCATCCCAGCTGGAATGAGGTACGCCGTCCGCCACATAATAAAAGTCCCAGCTTCCGGTCGAGTTCTGGAACACCCTCTTTCCCAGCGGAGCCTTTTCCGGCGTGCCGTGGTAGGAAGGAAAATCCATCGTCTCGTATTTTTCCTCAAAGGCATTGACATGCAGGGGGTTCAGGGGAACCAGGTTGAAGTCTCTCGTGCTGTATTCCCGGGAAGCCCCTGCATTGTCATATACCTTAAAAATAAGCCCCGCAAATGTGGGGATCTTTGAGGAAAGCGCCGGATCACTTGCGCTCCGTCCCATCATCGGTTGTTCCTCCGGTTGATCTTCCCCAGCCCCTCGTCCACGTCGTTGATGATCTCGCCCACCAGTTTCCGGCCGTTCATCTGGACCTTCATGTTGGCCACGGCCCGGGCAATGCTGTCGATGTGCTCTCCCAGTGCCTCCACGCTCGAAACGATGTCGGCGTTGGGGTTTGCCTTCGGGTCAGCCTTGTTGGCCTCTTCCTGCTGGGCCTTGGTCACCTCGGCTCTGCGCACCACGTTGGCGGCAAGGCCTGCGGTGCGCTCTGCATTCAGGGCCACCGTGCCGTTCTGGAACAGGGTGTCATTCAGCCAGTCAACTCCATTTTGAACGTCGCTCATGTCCACTACGGGCTGGATGCTGGGTTCATACTCGAAGTCGTCGCTGGCAATGTCGCCCACCCGCTGGGCCAGATCCATCATGGTGGAAAGGGCCGTGTCACTCACGTCCTGTACGCCCTGCACCACGGAGTCGGTCTCGTTGGTGATGCCCTGCGCTAAACCCAGGCTCAGGTATTCGCCAATGCCCGCCATCACGCGGCTGGGGGAATGGATGCCAAAGAAGTCGCAGAATCCGTTCACCACAGCACTGCCGAAGTCGCAGATGCCGTTCCATACCGCACCCGCCGCGCCGGTAATGCCCTGCCACAGGCCGGAGATCAGGTTTCCGCCCACGTCCACCAGGCCCTTGAAGCCGTTGCTGATCCAGTCCCACAGGTGCGAGAAGGCATTTCCCAGCCAGTCAAAGAACCCGCTGAAGAAATCACCGATCTTGTCCCAGTTGGCGATCAGCAGTCCGCCGCCCACAATGGCCGCGCCAATGAGCCAGCCTTCGGGGCCAATGGAGCCCAGCACACTCATCAGAGCGCTGCCCAGTTCTCCCAGACCGCCCAGTAAGCCCCCGGAGCCGGTGATCATCTCGCCAATGCTGCCAAGGCCACCCAGTGCTTCTCCCAGCAGTCCCGTTCCGCCCGTGGCAGAGCCCAGCAGGCCGCTCATGTTGCCCAGGATGCTGCCAAGGTTCTTGGTCGCGCCGGTCACCTTGACCACCTGTCCCAGCACCTTCACGGTACCGCCGCCCTGGGCCAGCTTGTTGAAGGTCAGCATGGTCTTTCCCAGATTCATCATCGTCTTCCCGAACTCGCTGCCCATAAAGTCCAGCACGGTGGTAATGCCGCCGGTCACTGCCCCGCCCCAGTCACCGCTCACAAGGGCAGTAATGGTACCAATAAGGTCGGTGATAACGTTGGTCACGCCGTCCTGGGTGGCCACGCCAAAGGCTCTGCTGAGCTTCGCGGCCATTTCCGGGGCGCTCTTCTGCACCTGTGCCCAGACGCTGTTGAAGCCCTCCTGAATGGGCCGCCAGTTCTTCGAGATGGAGTAGCCCAGCTGCATCATCATCCGCTTGCCGGAGTCGTCCAGCTCAAAGGCATCCGCCAGATTTTCCGCAAAGCCCACAAAGTTGTACTGTTCGCTTTGCAGGTCATCCAGTGCATCCAGTGCGGTCTCGCTGTTCTTGCCAAACTTCTTCACAGCCTCGTCGTACTTCAGCTGCTTGTTCGTTACCTTCTTCAGGCTGTAGCTCATGCTGTCCAGTGCACTGCCCACGCCGATGATGGCGGTCATGGTGCCCTGGGTGGCGGCTTTCCGTGCCTGGGCGCTGTCGGCTCCGTACTGTTCAACGGCAGCTTTGTAAGCGTCCTCCCGGCCCGCAAGGTCACCGTCGCCGTAGAGCTTCGCCAGCATGTTCTGCCGGTTGGTCACCAGCTTCTCCTGCTTTTCCAGGTAGGAGACCTTGCTGTCGTAGGCATCCAGCTGGGCCTGATTCAGCTCGTTGATGAGCTTCTGCTGTTCGGTCTGCGCTTCCAGATACTGCTGGTAGGCCGCCTGTGTCTTCTGGCTTGCCTCACCGAACTCGTTTTTGATGGCGATGTAGTCCTTCTCGGTGGCCAGCAGGATCTCCGCCTGGTTCTTGATCTTCCGGTTGATGTAGTCGATCTTCTTGTTGGACTTCTCGGTCACCTCGGCGCTGTCCTCGTACAGGGCGCTCCACAGCTCGTATTCGTCCTCAGCGGTCTTGGCATCGGTCTCGTACCGCTCCTGAATGACCTTCAGGATGCTGTCCTGCTTGCTCCTCTGAAGCTCCGCAAGGGTCTTCTGCTCGCTCAGCAGGGTGCCGTATGCATCTTTCGTCTTGCTGTTGTTCGCGCCCACCTTGGCCAGCAGGGTGTCGTACTGCTCTTTCGCAATGGCCACCCGTTTGGTCTGGAGCTCGATCTCCCTTGTCAGGCTCTCGGTCTTCTTGGTGATAAGCTCTTCCACCGTGGCCGTGTCACCGCCCGTCACTTCCCACAACGCGTATTCGCCGGTAGCGTTGGACATCTCGGTCTTGTTGGCCTTCAGCCGGTCGGAGAATGCGCTTGCCAGCGTGTCCGCCAGTGACTTGCCGGTCTTGGAGGCTTTGGACTTGGTGGCATTGGCTCCCGCTCCGTCCAGTGCATCGTCCACGGCGTTCTGGTAGTAGTCGGTCAGCGCGCCAAAGGGGTTCAGCTTGCCCCATGTGCTTTCCACAGCATTCTTGATCTCCTCCACGGTGGAGGGGGTCTTGTTGCCGGGCTTCTTGATGCCGCCGTTGGAGGGGATCGGTACATTATCCTGCGCCGCCTGCTTTGCTGCATTCCGTGCGCCCTTCAGTCCATGTTGATAAACGGGGTTGCCCAAATGGAGCGAATCCATCTTCATGGCGTTGTACAGCCCAACCATGCTGTTCTGTACGGCAATGGTCGCCTCATCCAGAGCGGTGGTCATACCGTCTTTTACCGCAAGGGCCGCATTGTAAGCGCTGTTCCGCAGTTCATCCTGTTTCGTCTTGTCGCCAATGCCCAGGATCGCACCCTCAAGGATGTTCTCCGCATCGCTGGCCGCAACGTCACTGGGTGAATGGATGCCCCAGAAGGTGGTAAAGACGTTCCGGATGGCGGCGGCAGCGCTGTGCATGGCCGCTTTTGCCCGCGCCAGAATACTCTGGTTTTGCAGGCCTTCCACAACGCCCAGCATGACATATTCGCCGTTCTCGGCCATCACCTTGGAAGGCGAAGCAATACCAAAGAACGATTTGAACGCTTCAACGATCTTTCCGCCAAGCGATTTGATGCCGTTGATCGCCATGCCAACCGGTCGGTCGTCGTCAAAGATCTCGCCGAACCAGTCAAAGATGCCCAGTGCTGCGTCCTTCATGGCATTTCCGATGCCGCTGAACAGTTCGCTCCATGTTTCCGGAACACCAAGGAAACTCAAACCGTCTTTCGCCAGCTGCCAGCACTCCGGGATCACGGCACGGACAAGTGCGTCAAATGCCTCAACAATCGGCCCGGCACTGCTCTTGATCACCTCGCAGAGCATCGTCACCACGGTGGTCAGTGCTTCCTGAATGTCCGGTGCAGCGTTGATGATGGCTTGACAGATCGGTCCTGCAAACATGGAAAGAACACCCATCGCCGCAGTCGCCAGCGCGATCACGCCCAGCGACTTTGCGAAGTTCCAGAATGCTTTTGCCAGCAGTTCCAATCCAACCGCCAGCTGAGGCATTGCTGTCAGAAGAGCACCACCCAGCATGGTGATGAGCATTCCGTCCAGAAATACCTGTAACGCCTGCCCGACAGTTTTCGGGTCAGCATCGCCCAGCAGTTTAATGGCAGGGGCCAGGATCAGCAGCGCCGCGCTCATCTTGAGCATAGCGGAGCCCAGACCATCCAGTGCGGAAGCAACGCCGAATTTTGTGAATACGATCAGTGCCGTTGTTAGCCCTCCGAGACCGGAAAGAGCGGCAATTGCACCCTTGGCTAGATCGACCCAGCCCAATGCCGCAAATTTCTCCACCGCCGCAGCCAGCACATACAGTGCACTTGCCGTCAGCAAGATTCCTGCGCCAGAACTCACGCCACCGGTGGACATGCTGGATGCGATCGTCAGAGCGGTCAATCCAGCCGCAACCTTGACCAGCCCATCGATGGCCGCATCTCCCATCACGGCAAACAGCCCCACAGCTCCTGCCAGTACAACGAGGGAGGTAGACATCACCAGGATAGCCGCACCGGAGCCGAACTTCGTCTTGGACGAAAAGGCCGACATGGTGGTCATCAGGAGCATCAGGGTCTTGATGCTGGTCATAGCCGCGTCCAGCCGGACAAGCTGAATGTTTGCCAGACTGCTCACTGCCTGTGCTGCGATCCAGATGCCGCTGGCCATGGCTGCGATCGCGGCTCCATTTTGAAATCCGGTCGGGCCGATCACCTTGTTTACCACAGCCAGAGCCGTGGCCATGGTGGTCAGCAGCCCGCCCAGCGAAACCACCGCCATGCCGGCTTTTACCAGGCTGGTGAACTTGATCTCGCTCAGGGGCTTCAGGGCGGTGGAGAGCACCTTGATGGCACCGCTCAGCGCCACCAGCTCTACTGCCGTTGAAAGGATCACTTTGTGGTTCATGGCCTTCTCGCCCACCACCAGCGCCAGAGAGAGCTGACGCATCGCCAGCATCATGGCAACGATGGACGCGGTCACAACGACCAGCGCTGAGACATTTGCTGCAATGTGGCCTTTCTGCATGACCTCCATGATCCTGGAAAGCCCCTTGGTAATGGAGCCAATGGCAATGCCCAGTCCGATCAGCGCCGCAGCAGTGCCCCACAGGGTCGCCGCGTTCAGGGCGCTGGCTTTCAGGCTGTCAAATGCTTTCGTGAACCGCTTGGTGGTCGGCTCCAACAGCTTTGCCGAGATCGTCAGCAGGGTCACGAAACCAAAGACCGTACTGGCGATCTCCGTGAACTGGTCGGGGTTGATCCGGCTCATCACGTACATGGCCCCGGCCAGGATCAGGATCGCGGTGGCCATGCCGGTCAGGGTCTTGGTGCTCTCGTTTTTCTGCCAGGTCTTGATGGCACGGGTCAGCTGCTTAAAGGTGCCGGAGATGGAGTTGAGCATTCCGGTCAGCGGGGTCTCCAGCATTTCTTTCAGGCTCTTGGTGGCTTTTGCCATCTGCCCGATGCTGAACGCCAGCAATCCCACATCGATCAGGCTCATAAAACGGTAAACGTCCGTCCCGCTGATGGCATCAAAGCCCTCTTTCACCGCAGTAAAGAACTGTTTCACCGGGGCAAAGACATCCCCCACCGAGCCGTTGATCTTGTTCATGCTGCGCTGGAAGGTGGAAGCAAACTCGCTCATGGATTTGCTCAGGTTCTTCGGCATGTCGATGAGGTTCTGCTGGAAGTCCTCCAGATTCGGCTTTGTCAGCCCCAGCACCTGCACCGCCTTCTCACCAAGGCCGCCCAGTTTGGAGAGCAGGGTCGAGATCGCCATGCCCAACGTGCCCAGGATGCCAATGCCTCCGCTTGCTGCGGTCCGGATCACGGCGCTCAGTCCGTCAAAGGCCCGCCTGCCCACGGAGTACAAGGTGCCCAGTAAGCCGGTGCTCTTCTCTCCCTTTTCCAGGAAGGTGTCGATGTACTGTGCGATCTTCGTGTTTTTCAGCATGCTGCCCAGTGCATCCACGGGGCTCAGGAGCTTCGTCAGTGCCGTCTTGATGCCGCCCAGCTTCTCCCGCAGGGTGCCGCTTCCGGTGGCAACTTCATAGATCGTCTCAAGGAAATCCCCCAGCCCGGCTCCCACGCTCAGCATCACCTGTGCCACAGGCTTCGCAGCGTTCGCCAGCAGCGAAAATGCTTCCTTTGCCACCGCGCCGATCTTGCTCAGGATCGTGGTAACGCCTTTCAGCACCGTGAACAGGCCCTTGAAGGTCATCTTGATCTTCTCTGCGGTCTGGTCGGTGATGATGAGCTTCTGGGTCATCAGGTCGAGCCGTTCGGCAAAGCTGTAAATGCGCTCCCCGTCTGCGGGCGGAAAGATCTCACTGAACGCCTCCTTCACAGGGGCCACCACTTTGCCAATGGCATCCATGATATTCCAGAAGCTCTGCACCAGATGCTCTCTGCCGGAAAGCTCGCCGATCTTCTGGGCGTACTCGTCCAGGTCCAGGGTTCCATTTTGAATCTCAGCGTTCAGCTTCGCAAAGGCTTCTGCATCCCGCTGGATGGTCTCCCGGTCATAGCCCTTTGCGGCCATCTCCTTGTCGCTCAGGGTCAGCAGCTTTTCGGCGCTTGCCTGTGCCTCGTCAAGGCTTGCCTTCAGCAGCTGGGCACTCACGCCGTTCTGCTGCAATGCCTTGGTAAAACTGCCCGCTTCGGTGATCTGGTCCTCGGTCACAGCGCCGCTTGCAAGGGCCACCTGCTGGAGGGTGTAGCTGTAGGCATCCGCCTGATCCCCCAGTCTGCCCTGAAGCTGTGCCCATCCGCTGTTCAGTCCGTCTTTCAGCCGTTCGTTCAGCGCATCAATGGACGGCACAAAAATGTCGTACAGCCGGTTCGCCAGCTCCGTCCATGTGTCGGTGGCCTCTTCCTTGTTGCCAAAGATCGTCTCGAACACGCCCATCCATTTTGAACTGACAGCGTCTTTCGTTGAGTCGATGGCCTGTGCGAAGCTGGTGGCCTGCTGGGCGGCGAGAGCGGCGCGTTCTGCCAGCTCTCCGTACTGTCCTTTCAGCTGTTCCAGCGCCTCCGAGCTGGTCATGCCCGGGTTCTTCTGGGTCAGCTCATAGGCCGCCTCCATCATGGAAGCATACTTTGCGAAGGTCTTTTCCATGACCTCAGTGTTGGCCCACTTCTTCTGCAGGCTCGACTCAAAGCTGGCGATGGTCACTTCGCCTTCTTTGATGACACCCAGCTCCACTGCTGTGTCAATGAGCTCCTGCTTCAGGGCCTTGGTGGCCGTGCCCATCAGGTTCAGGCTCTTCCAGTCCTGAAGCTGCAAATGTCCGGCGCTGTAGCTCTGGGTCAGGTTCCGGATGGTGCTCTGGAACGCAAAGCCCGTTTTGCCCGCGTCTGCGGTGGCGTTGGCAATGCCCATGATCATGGGGATCATCTTGTCGATGTTGCCGCCCGCAGCCGTCATCTGGGAAAGGGCGCTGGTCATCTCGCTGAAGCTGTAGCTGGTCTCGTCAGAGTACCACATCAACTTGTTCAGGTAACCGTTCACCTGATCGATGCTCTTGCCCGTGGCGTTCATGATGGTCTGAACGTTGGAGGTCTTTTCGGTGTACTTGTCCCAGCCGCTGGCCACCTGATCGATGGACAGGCTCTTGACCAGCTTCTCACCCGCGTCCACAAATTTGTTGGTGATGTTCACCAGTGCCGTGGTGGCCACGATGTTCAGGCTCGAGAACTTGGATTCCAGCCGGTCAAGACTCGTCTGCATGGTGGCAAAGTCCACGTCCTTCGCGGCTGCGTCCAGCTTTTCAAAGCCCTTTTCCGCTCCCTTGAACTGGAGCTTCTCCATCAGCCGGTCAATGGTCGAGATGGTCTGTTTGGTATTTTTCTCAAAATTTGCGTTGTCAAACCGCATTTCAACAACGCGGCTGTCTACTTCCTGGCTCATTCTGTCCTCACCTCGCCCCATGCCCGTGCTGCGATCCGCTCAAAAATCGGCCGCATCGCAGGGTTGATATAATCCACGCCCTCTACGTATCCTCCGTTCCGTGTGCCGTGTCCGTATTGCAGGATCACCGCAATGGGCACGCCGTCCACGATGTTGGAGTTTCTCCATGTAATGGTGATGGTCTCTTTTCCCTTTGTCACCGTGTAGCTCCAGCTTGCCGCCGTCTTTCCCGTGTCCTTCGGGGTCGCCTTCGCAAGGGCCTCCACGCCCTCCTGTCCGTACCGGTCCAGCAGCTCATCCAGGTTCAGGTTCGAGCATCGCTTCAAAAATCTCCGGCTCTTCTTCCAGTCGCCCTTCTGGCGAAATACGATCACCTTCGGCATCTTACCCTCTCGTCTTCAGCCGGGCCTTTCTCTGCTCGTTCAGCATCCGCTGCTGGGCCATCCGGTCGCCCTTGCTCATCTTCTTCGCCGGTGCCTGGCTCTCCTGGCATACCCGGATCAGGGTCAATAATCGGTTCAAATGCCACTTCTCGCACTCTTTCGGAATGCCAAAGCTGAACATCTGGCAGTACAGCACCTCAGCCGTGGTCTCGGTCCCGCTTTTCCGTGGCGGTCGTTTGGGCCGGGACTTTCCTGCGGTCTTTCGTTCGTTGGGTCTCGGCTCCCCGCTGAACCATGTTGCGGTCATGGGAGCTTCCATATATTCGTTAATGGAACGGTACTGTTCCCGGGTCAGTCTGGCATACACTTCGGGGTCTACCCCCTTGGTCACCGTCATGCAGCGGATGTAGTCCAGCCACTGCTCCACGGTCAGCTTGTCCAGATTGCTCAGGAACGGGATGTTCCAGTTGCTTTCCCAATGAGCCAGGGAGAGCAGTGAATGCTCCAGCTTCAGGACCACGGCAGGCGTGTAGACAAATTCCTCTGTCTTTTCATTCCACCGCTGTTGTTCCGGTATCGTAAGCGTCATCATTTGCTTTCTCTCCCTGGTATGTGTTCATTGAGGTGCCCTTCTCAGAGCACGCTCCATTTTGAATGTTCTTCTAAACAGAGCTCGCCCCTTTGGGGGAGCTCCGCGACGCGCCGCCTTTTGACGGACGGAGCGGTAAGAGGGGCATATTACTGCTCCTCAGTGCCCTTCACGGGAGCTTCCAGTACCTTCAGGCCGGGCTGTGCGTTCACAGGGGCGGCCTTCTTGGTCTCCTCCTTCATGTCCTCCGGCAGGATGCCCTCAAAGAATGCGGCCGCGGCCTCACCGTTGGAGGCCAGCTTGTAGTACAGGTCGCTGTAGGCCTGGGTGGACATAAAGTCCGCCAGCACCGCATCGTTCTTGATGAACTTCCGGCCGTCCGGGCTCAGCACACCGTAGCTCTTGCAGATGATCTGCTTGAACAGCTTGGCAAGCTCCAGCTGGCTCTGGGCGGCAGTGATGCGGTTGATCATCTGCACAAGGCCGCCCTCAGTGGTCAGCTCCATCTCCATGATCTCGGCACGGGTCAGATTGAAGTAATAATCTTCCGTCCGCTCGGTACCGCCAAAGTCCACGGTGGTCATCGTCTTTTTCAGCATTTTTCTTCTCCTTTATTGTTCATCGGTTTTTGTTTAACCCTATCTCACAAACCTTCCCGTATTGCCAAGGGCTCCCCCTACTAGGGGAGCTGTCAGCGAAGCTGACTGAGAGGTTTAATCCGTTCTCCTTGGCGAGACCGAAGTGGTGAGAGGTTTCATCCGTCCCCTTACACCTGAGCCTGAGCCTGAGCCTCGCTGTCGGTGATCAGCTTGATCAGCTCGTCGGGGGTGGGCAGGGTTGCCTCGGCAGCATCGGTGCCCCAGAGCTTGTCCTGAATGGCCTTCACGGTGGCAGGCTTCAGCTTGGAGCAGTCGATCTCCATGTGGCTGGTGGGGCGGTGGCCGGTCACGCTCACGGGGGAGGTGGTGCACTCCCAGCTGAAGGTGATGGCATCAGGGTTGTCGTTGATGGTGGCGTAGCTCTTCTCGCTGGGGGAAGCGGTGCTGTTCCACGCAATGTGGATCTTCTGGCCCACCTCGTCGTCAACGTCGTTGCCCACGGTGGTCACCCAGCTGAAACCAAAGCCCTGGCGCTTCTGCTGGCCGATGGAAACACCCGTTGCAACCTGTGCGGAACCGTCGCAGGGCTCCCACTCGGTGGGGTAGGTGTAGGCCTCGATGGTGTAGCCGTACTCCTCGGCAGAGCGCAGAGAAGCATACTTGATGTCGTCGGCGTAGAGCTTGGTCTCCTCAGCGCCGGAGGGGCTCTCGGTCACGGCGGTCAGGCCATTCCAGGCCACGCCCTTGTCGTAAGCGCCGGTGTTGTTCATGGGATACAGGACACCCATCTTGGTGCCCATCTCGTAAAACTTTTCGCCGACAGCGTCCCAAATCAGTCTGGACATATAGTTCCTCCTTAGATGTAGATCGTAAAAACGGTGTGGTATAATCCGTCCGAAACAAAAGAGCGGTCGTAGGTGCATTTTGGCAACACACTTACGGCCGCTTTGATCTTGCTGTCAGGGTCTTTGTCCATCACGGTCACCGTGTAGAACGGATGCTGGATGTATACCCTGTTGTTTGCATGGTTGTTCCGAATCCTGGTTTCGCTGTACACGATGCAGGGATATTGGAGCTGGAATCCCGCTTTCGGCTGATAATAGAGGTGGATCGACTTTCCGTTCTCCTTCAGCACTTCGCGCAGGAGCGTGTCAACCTTCAGCCGTGCTTCCATTCCAGAGCCCTCCCAAAGTCAGGATCAGGCGCGGGTATTGCACCTTCACGCCGGTCACCTGCCATTTCTGTCCCATAAACACCGCATACCGGAGATCGTAGAGATGGTCGTTCACAAACGGGTCAGCCAGAATGCTCAACTGGTTTCCAACCGTGATGTCGGGGTTCACCTTGTCCCCCATCTGCATCTGCCGTCCAAACTCCAGCACGTCCCCGTAATAGGTGCGTTCCGTCATCTTCTCGGTAAATACGCTGGGGGCGGTCTCCTCCACCTCATCTGCAAATCCCAGCTTCCCGCAGTATCTCATCTCTTCTCACTCCATTTTGATTTGTTGTGGCTAACCTTGAAACCTGAAAAGATCAGGCCTCGTCCGCAGACATAGTGCAGGTGGCGGGGGTGGTGCCGTCGGTCACAACCACACCGGCAGCCATCAGGGCCACAGGCAGGTAGGTCTTGTCGGCAGCCACCACGATCAGACGGCCCAGCTTAAAGGCCTTCTCTACGTCAGCCTTCTTGGCCTGAACCTTGTGGGCCTCGTCCTCGTACAGCTTCTTGTCGGTGTGCAGGTAGGCAACGTAGTTTGCCACGTGCAGGTCATAACCGGTCTCGTAGATGGTGTTCAGCATAGTTCTATCCTTTCTCTTTAAGCAGCCCACTCAACAGCCATGGCGCTGAACGGGGTGGTCAGAGCGCCGGAGCAGCGGGTCTCGATCAGGTACTTCTGGGCGTTGAAGTCGATGTCGAAGTCGTCGAACATGGAAACAGCACCGCCCTTATCTGCGCCCACAGTGTAGTCGGCCAGGTTCACGATCAGGCAGACCAGGTCACCGCCCTTGGCACCCTTGCGGCCCTCCATCTCGGGGATGGTCACAATGTTCTTCACACGCAGCTTGCGGGCCAGAGCAGCCTCGTCAGCATACAGCGGGTGGCCGATGCCGTCCTCCAGCAGGAGCATCTCGGTCAGAGCGTCCTCGGTGGTGAACAGGGTGGGGGTGCCGGAGCCGCGGTACTCCTTGCGGCTGCGCAGGATCTGCTTGATCAGGGCCTTGTACTTGTCCTCCACGGTGGTCAGGCCGGTGGTCTTGCACTGGACCTTGATGGTAAACAGGTCGCTGTCGTTGAACACAGGGCGGATGCAGTTCTCATCGATCTTGTCCTCAGAAGCAGCCAGACGGCCGTCACCCAGCAGGTAAGCCAGAGCCAGCTCACGGTTCAGCTTCAGGCGCATCTCCTGCTTCAGCCATGCCACAACGTCAAAGCTGGTAATGTCGATCACGTCGTCGCGGTCCAGCTTCTGCTTCTTGTACACGGTGGTGGGGCTGGTGGAGCGGCGCAGCAGGCCAAAGACCTCTTCCTTCTTGAAGTTGCCCTTGATGTAACCCTTGGCACGGGCATCCTCCTCGGTCAGGTCGGCAAACATGCTCTTGAACCGGCTGAAGGGAATGTGGTGCACAGCGCCCATGACCACGCTCACCCAGTCGTCGGGCTTGTCGATGATGCGGGGCGTGGTGTCCAGCAGGTGATCCTCAGGGAACAGCCAGTCGATGTTGTCGATGCTGTGGGCCAGCTCGTCACTGTCCATGCCGGCATCCTCAAAGGCAGCCTTCATGGTGCCGTGGCTCTTTGCGGTCTTGACCACGTTGTTGATCTCTTCGATGCTGTGCTTCAGCACGGTTGCGTTGGTATCCTTGTCGAAAACATTCTGCTTCACGGTATCGTCCTCCTCACCGTCATCGTTGTCGCCGCCTTCCTGCTCTTCCAGGGCCAGGCCCACCAGAGCGTGGCAGCACTCTTTCTGCTCGTCGGTCATGCTGTTGTAGACCTGTTCGAGCGTCTTGCCTTCGTTCTTTTCATCCGCCATTTTGGCTTCCTCCTGTGTTGCTTCATCGTCGGTCACGGCATCGCCGCTGTCCGCACTGTGTGTAAGGTCTTCCAGCGGGTTGCCCTCGGGGTCCATGCCGTGGGTCAGGCTCAGGCCGTCCTCGTTATAGATAAAGGCCTCGCCGCCCTCGTAGTCCTCATCAGCGCTGTGCTTTACCACCTCGTCGATCAGGGCACCCGGGTTGCATCCGGCCAGCACCAGGCTCACTTCCCGGATAAAGCCGTGCTTCACGGTGCTGCCCACCTTTTTCAGGCCGTTGGCAAAAATGGAAAAGGCGCTCAGGTCGCCGCTCTCCACGCACTGTCTTGCGGTCTTGCCGGTGTCGGTGTCGTTGAATTTGGCATAGCAGTACACGCCGCCGGGCCGGTTCTCCAGCAGGCAGTGGCCGATCACGTTGTCCACGTTGGAGTGGTCGTGGTTGTATACCATGGGCACAACCTTACCGCTGCACTCCTTAAAGGCATCCTGCGCGATCACCAGCCCGTCATAGCACCGGACGTTCGCTTTCGTCGCCCAGCCGCTGCAATCGTAGTCAAAATTAACCATTTTGATTTGCAATACTCCTCTCTACGGCATCCCGCCCTGCCGTGATTGTTTTGTTCTGCGCCGCAATTTCCTCACTGCTCTGGCTGATGTTTGCATTCCGCAGTTCATCTGCCTTGGGGTCCTTGCTGGGTTTCATGCCAATGGCCTGCCGGAACTCGTTGGAGGTCATGATCTCGTTGCGGGTAAACTTGTCGGCCATTTCGGCAACGGCGGAAACGGGGGTCAGCTTGAACGGATCACGGAAGTACATCACGGATTCCCGGTTCGCCCGGTCGTTCTCGGTCAGGAACTTCCGCCGGATCTCGTCCACGGCAGCCGCCACAATGGGTTCGATGGTGCGGTTCTCGTAGTTGGTCATCACAGCATCGGAAGCAGTACCGTTCATGATCTCCGGGGTGATACCCAACTGGCTGTATGCCATGTTGGTCAGGTATTCCACGGTCTTCAGAAGGTTGTTTTCGAGGCTGCGGTTCAGCTGCGTGATATGTTCCGTGCCATCGGTGTAGGCAATGCCGTATTTGGAACCGGCGAGCTGCTGTTCGATCTGTGCCCGCCGTTCTTCGGCCTGTTTCTTCCGGGTCTCGCCCTTCACAACGTAGGGCAGCTGGATGATCAGGTCGAGTTTGCCGCTGCCCACCTGCTCGTCGATCACGTCCATCAGGTTCAGCTTCCGGATCAGGCGCTGCACCGTGCCGTTGGGCTCGTTCATCACGGCATAGAACGGGTTCTCCACCAGGGCCACCCGTGTCTTTGGCAGGGTGATCTCCTCTTTCCGTCCGGTCCGGTCGTTGTACACTTCCAGCCGCACGTCGTCCGGATACCATTCCAGCACCCTTCCCACCCGCATGGATTCGATCCGGGTCTTACCGGTCTTCCCGTCGTAGTCCACGTCAACGGGCACCAGCGCAATGCATCCCTCGTCAAGCATGGAAAGGAACATGTCATATCGCAGTGCCCGGCCCGTCTGGTCCTTGTTGCCGGAAAGGTTCAGGCAAGAATTAAGGCCCGAATCAACGGTTTCGTCGTAGCGTCCGTTTTCATCGAGCCTTACATGATTGATGGTAATTGCCGCAGCGTCCATTGCAATGCGGGTGTTGATGGCCGTCATGATCGTCCGGTCATTGCTTCGGTTCAGCCTTACCCGGTCAGGCCGGTAGCTGTATCCTTCGCCGCTTCTTCCGGGGGGATCCCGGTTCAAAAACGCATTCCAGGCGTGTCTCAGTCTGGAGCCAAAGGTTTGTGATGCCATTTTGATTTCCTCCAGACCTTAACCGTCTTTCTTGTCGTCGTCTTTCTTCTGCTGGTTTCCGCCAGCGCTTCCGCTCACAATGGCGTTCGCCAGATCAGGGTTCTTGAGTTCCTTCGTGATGAACTGTTTTGCTGCGTAGCTCATAGCACCGGAAGCGGCCTTGGTCAAAAACTGCTGGGAAGCGTTCGTCATTACGGTCTTCACAAAGCTCTGCCCGCTGTATACGTCCTTCCGCAGTTGCTTCACGTCCTTCTGGAGCTGGAGCCGCTCTTTCTCGGCTTTCAGTTCCTTGTTGGGGTCATCCGCCCGGATATTGGTCTGCCCCTGAAGATCCCGGTACTGCTTTTCCATTTGCAGCCGGTTGATCCGTGCCCGCAGCTCCTCGTCGGAGTAATCCTCCGCGTTTTTTCCGGTTCGCTTGGGCGCATACTCTGTCTTGGGCTTCTGCGCATCCTCACCGGCGTTCCCGTCCCCGGCATAGTGTTTCCTGCCTGCGGCCGTCAGGGTACCGTCCTTGTTCTGGTACCGCCGCACGCCCCACTTCATGCCCTTGATGCCCCAGTGGTATAGCTCGTCCTTGTATACCTGCATGTTTGTCTCATCACCTCAGTTCCGCTTGAACAGGCTCTGAACCCGCTTCCTACCATTCGACAGGATTCTGGAAGCACTTTCGTATGCTTTGTTTGCCTGATAGATAGGCTCATACTTATATTTGTTTTTGTTGTCAACCTGCTTCATGGTGCTCTCAAAGTTAGTCGCGGCCTTTGTATGATTATAGGTTTTTTCCCGAACTTCGCCTGTTTTCTGGTTCTTGCTCGTAACCGTAAGTGTATCGCCAATGGCCATATAGGTTTTATGCCACTGATTTCGGTTGTGCTCAGTCTTCGCTTTCAAGATCAGATCATTGATTTTTTTCTTTCCGTTCTTTACGGCAGACTGCACTTCTGCCGCTTTTTTGTTCACAGCACTCCGCATAGTGCTTTTTACCTTGCGCAAGGTTTTGTAATCATGTTTCGTTTTAGTGTGTGCCGTCACACTGATGCTGTCAGCCGAAATACCGGTGATGCCGCCATACTTGTCAGAAGGGGTCCGGAGTGTTTCAACTCCACGTCCTCTGGCTTTATCAATATCTCCCTGAACTTTTTTCTGGTCGGTCATGGTGTTTCCGGTGCCAGTAACATAGTAGGTCGTCTTCGTGTCTTTTTTCTTATACGGAGATTCGATCCTTGCCGTTTTATCCTGATTTTTCCGGGACATATATGCGCCGTATTCCCGGGGATCATAGAAATATCGGTATTGCGTAAAGCCCAGCTTGTTGGTGCCAACTGGCACACGAGCGTAATATTTGTGCCCTTTCCGTTCTTTCCCCTTGAGACCGTGCTCAAGATAATCCCAGTAGTCATTCATTTTTGCTCACCTCATTCCAGAAGCATATAAGTAAATCTTTTACCATAATTCAGAGAATCCTGACTGATTTCGTTCATCCGGACATTCGTAAATGTTGCTTCCATGTTCCGGATCCACTTCTGGCCCTTTTTAGCCGTTTTTGCAGACTGGTAATCGTATTTGTTAGCCTTGGCCAAAAGTTTATTTGCCTTTTCGATTTTCTTTGCGGTGAATGCTCTCGACATCCGGGCTTCGCCCTTCATACGGTACTTTGCAGATTTCGCCTTATAATCTTTTTCTCTTGCTTCCAGTTTGTACGCTTTCTTGGCTGCTCTGGAATATGCCCTGGAAGGGTTTTCCGCACTCCCCATTTCATGCCCAGAACACCGTAATGGTATAGCTCGTCTTTATATACCTGCATATTTGTCCTATCACCTCACTCTTTCAACAGTGCGTGGGCAACAGCTTCGTTGCCCTCTTTACTTTTTCGTTATAAGTGCAGCCGTTCATAAATCCTCCTATTATAACTTTCGACAGATTTTCCATGTTTCTTATTGCCTTTTTTCGCACTTATGCTATACTCAAGGCATAGAAGCAAAAGGAGCTACCGCCCATGTTTACTTGTCATTGCCCGAACTGCGGTAAGGAATTGGCCGTCCCGCGATGGCTGCCACGCACGGTCACCTGCGAGAACTGTCATACAAAAAGTATCGTGCCCTACGATCAGGATCCTGACTTCAACAAGTACAATGCCATTGCGAAGAGTAAAGTAAAACTGAATGATTTCAGAACAGCCCATCCCGGATTCACTAAGGGAATTGGAATCGCAGGTATCGTTGCCCTTGCCGCAGGAACATTTTATTTGAACCTAAAGGATGACAATGCTGCCCTTCCGCAACTCACGGAATCCACGAACGAATTGCCTGAAGACCAGAATCACTCGCTGTCCATAGATGCAGATGCGGAACAGGATAATTCCATATCTGCAAAGGTTTTTTCCGAACCAGAAGAATCAGAGCCTGATCACCGGAAATATGCGCCTCGTAATCCGGACGACTATGAAACCATCATACATTCGCTTGGCATGATTATGGTTCATCTCCATGAAGGTTGTCATCCGTCTCAAGAGAAGATTGACGAGTTCAAAGAGCAGACCGGAGAAGACCTTCCTCCGGATATGACATTCCGAGATCCGCATGATCAGCCATATCAAGTAAAGAAAACCTGAAAGGAGTATCTCTATGGAAAACTACTGCATCAACTGTGGCCGTGATCTTCGCAATGCGCCTTACACAGCGCCATGGGAAGATGGCGATAACGAGGAAGGCTATTGGACCTGTCCCTCCTGTCACACCCAAAATATTGACTGGGCTTCCACAGATGACGATGACTGACCCTCTATTTGGATTTCCCCGCGCAAAAACAAAAAACCGCCAGCGTACTATGTTTTCGTTCCGTAATACGCTGGCGGTTCCGTTTTATTCAAATGCATCCCGGTTCTGTTTCCATGCCACGTAAGCGTCCATCATGGCAGCCACGGCATCGATCTTCTGATCCTGCCGCTGCTTGTAGAGCTTCCGGTTGCCGTTGGTGTCCACCAGCGTAATGCAGTTGCCCATGGCAAATTGCATCAGCTGCTCGTCAAACAGCAGTTTCCGCTGTTCGCTCAGCTTTTTCAGCTCACCCAGTGGCACGCTTTCTGTCTTTGCGCCCTGGATCACTTTCACAACGCCAAAGGTGCTGTTTTCATCGCCCCAGCGCTTCACGAACTCCTGTGCGTTGTAGGGGTCGTAGCCAAACGCCCGCACGTCGTACTCGTTCTCCATAATAAAGTTGTCCAGATCATCGTACACCTGCATCATGTCCAGGACCGTGCCGTCAAACACGAACAGGGTCCCTTCCCGCATAAACTCCTCATACTGTTGCCGTCTCGAAGCCGGAAGCTGGCTGAGGGTGTAGGATGTGATGTAGTCCCGCGTCTTGACCCCAAAATATCCGTTGGACAGCGGAAACAGGAAGGTAAAGGCGCAGAAGTCGTCGCCCATGGAAAGGTCCGCGCCCATGGCACAAGGCATCTGCCAGAAGCTTCTCTTCCTGTGGCACAGGGTCTCTTCGTAGGGGAAGAAATAGGTGTAGCCCTCCATGGGCAGGTTGAAGCGCTTGGCCAGAATATCGTTCCGGGCGCTGGGGGATTTCTCTGCACGCTCCACGTCCAACTGGTAGGTCTCGTAGCTCACGGTCTTGCCCAGGTTCGGGTTGGCCTTCAGCCACATCTCCGGCTGGCCCACTTCCTCAATGGAGTCCAGCTTGTAGTACCAGATGGACACATGGGGGTTGACGTACTCCCCTTTCAGGATGCTCATCAACTCCATTTTGATGTCGTCGCCGCAGCCGTTGCGCACCGTGCCCTCGGAGGAAGCCGCCACGATGAGGTAATTCTCGTTCTTGGCTGCGCCCTGCTCAATGGCACCAATGGGGTCTTCCCGGATGTCGCAGGAGAGCCACTCGTCCACGGTCGCCACAGTGTCGCGCCGTCCTTGCAGCTTCTCAATGGTCATCGGGCGCACTTCCAGCAGGCTGTTGGTCAAAAAGTTCTCGATGCCCTTCTTGGTGGAAGCCATCTTCACCCGGTCTGTCTTGGAGCCGGTGGTGTTTTGCAGACTGCCCTCGGTCATAAACTGGAACACCGGCCCCTTTGCCCGCGCCAATGCCGTGCGGAAGGGTGCCAGCACCTCCTCGGCCTGTTTCATGGTCGGGGCGGTGGTCAGCTGCTGGGTCGTGGTGGTGTATGCCGTCAGGAAGTAGGCCTGCAAAAACTCCAGATACATGGTCTTCGCAGCCGATCGGGTAATGATGAGGTACTGCTTTGTCACCAGCCGCTTTTTTAGCCGCCGGGTCTCGTAGTGTCCGCCGCCTCCGCGCTCGTTCGGCACAAAGACGCTTCGTTCCACAAAGTAGTACCATCCAAAGATCTCTTCGGCCCATAGCTTGAAACTGTCCAGCAGCTTCACGTCGGTGCCGTCGGTCAGGGTCAGCTCATCCTCGCAAAAAGAGATAAAGCCGTTCACTGCCTTGTCGTCATAGTAGATGCCCGGGTTGGCGATCAGGTCGTCGATCCGCTCCATCTCCATGGCAATTTCCCGGCATACGGGTATTTCGCCACGCATCACGGCCTCCCGAAAACGGCCGTAGTAGATTGGCGTGGCCGTGTTCGATAATGCCATTTTGTTTCCTCGTCTTGCTCCGTTTCACTCATTTAGGCTTTGGGCCGGTAAAAGGGCTTGTCCAGGGTATAAAAGCATCGGATGTCCTCCGGGCATTCACAGGTTCCCTGTCTGGTGCATCCATTGCAGATATCCTGCGTTGCCCTCCCAAACCAGTCTTTCTTCTCCGGTGTCTCCATCCAGTGCTCCACCCATCGTGCTGCTACTGTCCGTCCCATGTGTTGTCGTGCTCCACGTTCAGCCGCCATTCCATCTCGGAGGCGGTATTCTTCAGTGCTTCCATGGTGGTGCTGCTCTGGGGTGGGTCAAAGCCCAGCAGCCGTACCTTCACAGCCACGTAAGCCTTCACGGCTTCCACCTTCACCGGGTCGGCAACAAACTCCGTCCATTCGTTTTCTTTCCCGGAAATGGCGTACCCCTCGCCGGGCCCCACGCCCATCTGCACCAGTGCAAACAGCGCCATGTTGATGTACATGATGATGTCCGCATCAAAGTCGGTGCACTCCTCGGCAATGCCCAGCAGCTTCTTCACACTCGTCAGGATCGAATTCATTTTGATTCCTCCTCGGCATCGCTGTCGTCGCCCATAATGTAACTCATCATGGCGTAGTACCAGTCCTTCTGAGCCCTCGCCAGTAGTTCCAGTTCGGCCAGATGGTGGGGCGCGCCGTCCTTGCCCATGGCCGCTTCTTTCTGTGCAGCAGCTTCAACAATATCGGTCAGCTTCTGGTGATCAATGGTGTCCAGCCCGGATTTCAGAGCACTGTGGTTCTCCACGCTGTCCGGGGTGATCTTCATCCCATCAAACGTGATATCCCTGGCCCGTACTGCCCGCACCTGCTGCCCATCCACATTTGTCGCCAGAGCATCGTCAAAGTCAAAGCCCTTATTCCGCGGCGCAACCGTATAGCCCTGCTGGATTCCGGCTTCCGCAATGCCCACGTTCGCCCAGAGCAGTGCTTCGTCCAGCTTGGTCAGCGCCAGGCTTCTCGCGCGGCTCGGTGCAAGGTGCTGAAGCATCGCCTCCGCCTCTTCCAGCTTCCGCCGCAGCCCCATGGCGTAGTCCTGCTCTCTCCGGTTAAATGCTTTTTTCTGGTACATACTCATTTCCTCCACTGGATATCAGACTTTCTTCTTTACATACAACATATGGATTGATATACTTATCTCAAACGGTATTTCTTATACTTCGGAGGCAATATATGCAGTCTTACACCTGTCCGAACTGCGGCGCTCCTGTAAAAATGGATGACCACGGTGCATTTCTCGAGTGTCCTTATTGCGGATCACAGTTCAAGCCCGATGATTCTTTATCTGATGAGCCAAGCAGTCGTCAAACGGATTCGGACGATGATAACGAAGAACTTCGCACCTATGCAGAAATAGTAAATCGCCATATTCCAGAATTTTCGGTCACCGAATTTATCGATAGAGCCAAGCATATTCTCGAAAGAACTCTTGATTTTCTCGGTGATCACGGAATGTACATCCAAGTCGGTGTCGTTTTGCTTTTTGTCGCCTTAGCCATTGTCAGTTTCTTCTTGTAACTTATTCATGTTTTTATCCATGGGCAGGTGTCGCCCGGTCTTCTTTCTCCGTCCGGCAGCTTCGGGCCCTTTCCCGTTCCGTAATGGATCACCTTGTGCGTTGCCGCCGAAACACAAATGGCGTTCTCCGGGTCAAGCAGCTTTTCGCTGTGCTGGAGAACGTCATCTTTTGTTATGGGGTTTATGTGGTGGATGGAGATCTTCGGTCGGATCGGCTTTCCATCCCGCAGCACCCAGTCTGTGATGGGATGGTCTTTGCACCCCAGGTCACAACCCATGTCCCGGGCAATGATCCTGTCCCTGAACTGCCGCCACTCTCTCGATTGGTAGAAGTCCTGGTTCAGCCATCGGTCAAACCCAAAGGTATCTCTCCCCACTTCCCCGTGCAGCCGTAAATACTCCAGCCTCTCCTCGTACGTCGGCAGGCTGCATAATTCGGTATAGCTCTTCATACAAGCAGCTCCAGTATCTCGCAGAGCGCAATAATTCCAGACAGCATCCCCAAAATATACAGCATGGTCGTACTTACAGCATTTTCCGGATGCTCCCCCAAGTATACGGCCACCATGAAGATTGCAAAACTGCATAACCACAGTACAGCCAATAGCATCTGGATATTCGTTATTGACATTTCACCCAACTACCCCATTCTTACGCAGCAATTCATATAGCACCAACATTACACACCACAGTAGCATAGGCATTCCGAAATGCGCAAATATCTCAAGCGCATAACTCTGGGTGTGCTTCTCAACCCACTCGGCAAAGAATAGTGATACGAAAATAATCATCACAACCATGCTCAGCGCAAATGCAACGTCAATTAATGTCATACTCGTCATCCTCTCCCAAGCCGTTGTATTTCTTCATGGCAGCAATGGCCTTCTCGTACATCTCCTCGGAGTGCTTTGCATTCTGGAGCGTCTCGGTCTTTGCCCTCAGCAGCTTGTTTTCCTCTTCCAGTTTTGTTTTCTCCAACTCGTTCTTAGAGGTCGCCAACTTCAGAAAATGGGTCGTCTCAGCGCTGGATGCCGTACCTTCCAGCAGTCGTTTCTCAACCAGCTTCATCGCCAGGTTGATCATATAGTTTTCTTGTGCTTCCGGGGTGCTTGCAGGCCGCGAAGTTGCAGCCGACATTTCGCCCGGAGCAGACTTCTTAGGTTTCATTGCAATAACCTCGTTTCACATTTCTATTTTGCTTTTGCAAGGGTTCATGGGAGTCGCAGTAGTACCAGTTAAGCCTGTCTCATTTGAAAGGAGAAGAAAAAAGCAGATCATGCCCAATGGAGGTTGAACATCGTGAAAGCCCTGAGCCCAAATATATAGGAGGATACTACTCCCATGAGCCCTTGCAAAAACCGCCGAAGTCCCAGTCTACACCCCAGAACCTCGGCAATTTCCCATATGACTGTAAATCTTAACACCTGCTGTGGATACAGGCATTGAGAGTTTACACAAATATAATCGGCAGCTTTCGCTGTCGGAGCCTTAAAGCCCAAATATCAATTTTCCCTCCGGGGAAATATCAAAGACCGGCGCGATTTGAGAGGGGGTGTCGATTTTGAGACCCCTCCCTATGGTTTACGCGGTTTGGCCGAGCGTATCCTCATCGGGCACGGTGATCTTGAGCTTCTTGTAGATGTTTATCGGGTCGGCAGCAACGATCTTGTCGATTGCCTTCTCAATTTCATAGGCGTTTTCATTGTCCGTGAACTGAGAGGAGGTCTCGGCGATCCTCATAAGCAAACCGGAAGAGTTGTAGCCATGTGCGATATCATACTGATACCACTTCTCGAACTCATCGTACGGACTGTACGGGTTATCAAAAGTGGTGAGAAAGCACCGAACCATTATTCAAAGCCTCTTTCTTAATAGATTGTTACTTGTCGAGTGCGCTGTAAATCGTAGATTTAGGCACACCGCATGCCTTGGCAACCTCATCATATGACGCGCCAAGATTGAGCATTGCTTTTGCCTTTGCCAATTTGGCAGAAGACAACGTAGCCGTTGCTTTCGGCATTGCACGCTTTACAATTTCGTCAGAATCAGACGAATTAAGGAACTTCGTCAACATATTGTCGGAAATTGCGCCAGCCTGAACAGCTTCCCATTCTCTGTCCGTGAAGGTAACCTTGGACTTGCGTCCGCTTGCGCCAACAGAATCGCGAGCACGCTGCATCTCGACAGAAGAGATCTTCTTGATTACCTTCTTATCTTCCGAAATGTTGGGATCAAGCCCCTGTTCCTGAATCTTCGCCTTAATATTCGCGTTCGCAATCAACATTGCTTTGCGCTCCTTAGGCTTGTTGGCGATCATGTTGTTGTACTTCTCTTTCAGGGATGCAACCTCAGGCGCATAGGTCTTAGCGGCAGAAGGACTGTATTCAAGTCCCTTCATATTTACCGCCTCTTTGCGCGCCTGATTGGCCATAGCCTTCAACTTGTTAGAGAAGTCCGCGTACAGGTTCTCCTGAATAGTGCCAGAAGACAACGTACGTGCATCCTTTGTTTCGGAGATCAGACTGACTGTATCCTCGGCCTTACGTTCCTTACCAGTCTTAGGGTCGATAAAGGTACGCCCGCTCTCTTTGTAAATTAGCTCGCCTGTTTCTTTGTCAACACGAATACTGCCACGGCGCTCGGGCACACGAACGGTCTGCTTACGGCGAGACAGGAGCGTGGATGCGCCACCATAGTGTATAGCGCCTTCCTCATCCACCCGAATCTGCCACTTCTGCTTCAACTCGGGAATGCCATTCTCCTGCTCAGACCGCTTGTAGTCCAACTTATGCTTTTCAGCATCGATAACGACCATGGAGTGCTTAACTGCACGCGCAAGCTCATCCTCGTCGGCACCACGCAGTGTCATGTCAGTGATGAGGTTGGAAATCACGCCCATTTCGCGCTGCTTGTCTTCTTTCTTCATCAACCTGACATTATTTGGATTGCCTTCAGGAACTGCATAAGCGGTCTTGGGATCAAATCCTTCCAATGCTTTCAGCGCACGGGTGGACTTAATGTTGACTTTGTCAGTAACAGGGATTGCCATGACTGTGTCGCCATCGAAATCAGCACCAGACAGTCGCTCTGCAACCTTTGCATTGATGCCGATTGCATCCTGAATTGCACCGAGATTCCGCTTGCCGCTGACATTCTTGTTGTTGACAGTCACAATGGGAATCTCAAAGGTACCTGCATGGGGATAACGGATCAGTGCAAGCCTGGTGCCATTCTCATAGGTGGGGCAGTAAGCCTCTGTCTCCTTAATCTTATTGATCGGCAGGATAACCTTCGTAGACTGGCCCGGGAAAGCAGACGCTTTCAGGGTCATGGACGTTCCTTCGACCGTATCAGCAAAATCGTAGAGCAGCTTCTTTTTGACCGTAGGATTATCATAGTGCATGATCTCGTCATACTGCGCCTGATAATCCGCAACAGTAAGGTTAAGCTGATTCTCGATCAGCTTTTTGGGCTGCTTGGAAAGGAACTGAGAAGAGACGTTCCGTGACATCGTATCCCAGTCGCCTTCCTCTTTCAGTTTGTTGATCGGCGAGAGGTGCTCTTTGCCATCGTCACCGATATACATACTCTGGCCGTTGGCCTTGATAGCTGCGCCAAACGGGTTGTCAGGATCAGCTTTTGCTTCCTTAAGGACCTTCATCTTGGGCGTGCCAGAAGGCTTATTGGTGTTGAACATAACGTCCACGCCATCCGGCAGATCGTCAGAATAGACTGCCATGCCCTTCAGATAATGGTCGCCGTCAACAAGAATGCGAACCTGCGCATAATGGCTCTTGCCGAGATCAAGGTCAGGAACCCCACGGCGAATCTCCATAACGCCGTCTTTATCCAGGCCGCCTTCGTCGCCGTAACGAATCGCAACACGACTGGAGTCCAGACTGGAGGGGCGCTGAAGCTTCGTAAAAGTGTCGCCGCCATCATCTGTATGATAATCGCCAAGTGAATCGATCTGTTCCTGATGATTGTAGGCATACTTCTGATCGAACTCTGGTTTCGCAAGCACCATGATATTGGTCTGCTGGCGATTGTTTGTCGGTTGCTTAATGCCTACGCCATAACGCTTATAACCGTATTCGGCCTCTAACGTATATACTGCATCCTGAAGTTCAGTATCAGTTACGCCCAACGCAAAGTTTGCGCCCTCCGAAACATCGATCATTCCCTTTTTATCGACTTCTTTTTTCAGAGTTTCAGCGATGTTTTTTGCACGCTGCGCTTTTTTGTCTGCATTTCCGGCATATTTAGATCGAACACTTGATTCGCTCATGCCAAGTTGGTTGGCAATTTCAGTCCAGCCAAGGTGATCTTCGTCTTTCAGCTTATGGATCTGCTCGTATTCTGAGGTTTTCCGCTCATGAATGGCAGTTCGCTTTGCCACACGGAACTCGGACAGGCTCATCTGATACTCTTTCGGAAGAGCGTCGTTAATGCTCTCCAGAATATCTTTCTCAGACAATCCCTTCTTCTTCAGAACTTCAATGCGAGACAGGAAATCACCGGAATGCTGATACGGATTGTCGCCAGAGCCCCAAGGATAGCGACCAGAGTGCCGCTTGGTGCCATAGTGCTCCAGGATATTGCTTTCAGAAGTAATGCCAAAATAAGAACGGAGGTCTTTTTCAATCGGATTCATGCTGCCACTCCTAACAAAATATCAGTGATGATCGGGTCGAACTCTTTGATTTTAGCGATGATCGGGTCAATTTCCTCTTCAGTGGGGTTCTCGACCCAGACCTCATCGTTCTGGTAGATACGGAGCTCCATCCGAATATCTTTCGGGTGATAGCCGTATTCCAGACAGAACAGAGCGGCATAAATAAAGAGCTGCTCCATGTGTGCAGGAACAGCTCCGGTTTTTAAGTCATGGATACGAAGGAACCCATCGTTGAACGAAATGGCATCTGCGGTTCCAAAGCAGTTATCGCTGTAATACAGCACCTGCTCGGTATCCATGCGGAAACCAATGGCATCGTTCACGTAGGTATTGAGGGTTTTCTTGTTCTTCGGCAGTTTTTGCTTCAGATCAATGCACTCTGCTGCAAATGCGTGCAGCCGTGTTCCCCGTTCCTTCGCCTGATAATTAAGAACTGCATTGGTCAATCTATCTGCGTCATAGTTCAGCCAATGGTAGTTACTTGCTCCGAGGAGGGCATGTTTCCCCGTGAGCCTCGAATGATCTCGCCAGTTCATTAAGAACTTCCTCCTTGTTTTCAGGATAGATAAAGGCCGCAAAACTCATCTCGTCCATCTGCTGAACGTAATAGTTCTGGTTCGGACGATGAGATGCACTCGCTGACTTCTTGCCCTCCAATGCGCCCCATGTTGTGCCGTAAAGAACCAAGAGATCGGGGATTCCCTGAATCTCGTTTGGGTCAAGATGGACAACCATGCAGCCGGGAAAGCGTTCTTTAAGCTCCCTTACCAATCCTGTCTTGAATTTGTTTTCGAGCATGATACAACCTCCAAAATAAGAGGAATAGTGCATCCTGAGACGCATTCTATTCCCCCCATAAAAGGGGATGTTTTTCTCGCGTGAGTTTTTAGAAAGAAATGTGAATTTTTAGGAATTTTCAGAGCAAAAGAAAAAGCCCCTGCGTTTTTAGCGCAGAGGCATAAAATGCAATTATCAATCTAACCATTCCGACTCAGGCTCAAGATTATCATCTGGATAACTGGCTTCTTCTGTCGGCGATGAGAGGATATCAATATCTTGATTTTCAATCTCATTACCGCATTGATTGCATTTCCAGATGTCGCCGCAATGTACAAGCATCTTGTGGCACTCCCAGCACCAATGCTCACCGGTATCCTGATCATAACCTGGAGTGTGAATCACTCGATACTCAAATGAGCCATCCGGGTGTTTCAGCCATAATACTGGAAGACCAAGTTCTAGTGTGGTATAAGTCCAAACCTCATCGCCATTCGGAAGAACATCTCGCCCTTCAAAAGAGCGGTCATGTTCGCGCCATTTTCTTACCAGTTCATCCATGTAGCTCATGGTTTTCACCTCGTAGAATCAGAAGCGTTACGTTCGTACACTATGGTTCTATGATACACCCTTGGGCGCGCATTTACAAGTAAAAACTCGCTGTGGCCAAAAACCCGTTTTTTATTCTCTATTACTATATATATTTTTTCATTTTTTTAAGTAAGTTAAAGAAAAAAGTGGGTTTTTGGCCAAACTGCATATTCTTAACGTGCTTACGTTAAATTTTGTGGCCATTTTTATAAAAATTTTTGGCCATAAAGTGGGTTTTTGGCCGCAAAAATTTAACTTTTTTGACGTTTTCTCGAAAATTCCCAAAAATTGCGAAAAATAAAATGGGCAGAAATCGTTCATTTAATAACGCCAAGTGTTTCCAAAATTGCGCCTATCATTAAAATTCCAAGTCCACCAAGCGTTATTCCTAATGACACCTTGATAATTGCAAAGGCACTTTTCAGATCTTCCTTTCGTTTCCGTTCCTCAAACTCCATCTTCTTAAGCTCAAGTTCTTTCGCATCCTTGGACTCTTGGATCCGTGCTTCATCCACAAACCGATGCGTCTCCTGATAGTCATCGAGCCGAATCTTCGTCCCACAGAACTCACAAAACATGAAATCTCGGTTGCCATCCTTCACCGTAAGATCCGCACCACAGCCAGGGCATTTTACCGTCCGTGCCATAAAAACACCTCCTATTCGTCATGTATCAAGGATATCATGTGCTCTGCCCATAGTCAAGTAAATCAGGGCGGCCTCACCAAAATAACATTTTTATCCAGTTTCATACTTTAGTCCTCGATCTCAAACATCACATTCTCCGGCGAGATGATCGTATCGCACTTCTTACCTTTGAACCGAAACCTAACAAACTGGTTCGTCAAACCGGAAATTTTCTCAACCAGTCCGTATTCACCACTAAAATTAGCCACGATCTTAGCCCATACTCTCCCCTGCTTGGCCAGTTCGTTAAATTCACCCGCGGTCATTACCCACACTCACCTCCGTCATCAAACTTCTCCCTGCCGCATACAAGAATTTCTTCAGCGACAGCACCTTAATATCGTACGTACTCTTCAGATTCTCCAGCTCAATATTAGCCCCACCAGAGCGATACTCCGCCATATCCAATGCATACCGCATCCGGCGATCCGCAACACCAGGGCTGCAATTGAACTTATCTGCCAGTGATGCCTCGATATCCCTCATGGACATAAATCGGTGTGAGTTCAAGTCATTGACGACCATCTCCACAGCCTCGCCCATCAGCTCCCCACCAAAGGTCAGCATGGGAACCTTCAACTTAGCGAGAAAATCATACGTTCTTTGCTGCATTTCTTATCACCACATCCTTTCCCACTCAGGTTTTCATAATAGCATTTGCTGCATGAACCAGATATGTGGTACCGTCAATCGTGATTTGCAGCTGATCGCCTTCGTAGTCAGTCCAGTTGTCCACTTTGCCTTGAATAATAGTTCCATCGGGTAACTTAATCTGTGCCCAGGAATAGGTAAATGTCGTATCAAACACCCTATAGTTTCCACAACTGCATAACCCGATGCAGCCAACGAGCATCATCATACATGCAACGACGCAAATAATACGGTTTTTCATAGTCTCACTCCACTTCCTTACTGATTTTCACGAGTTTAATGGCAAGTCGCAGAAGAAGCACCTGGATTTCCTGGGCGTTCTTGAGCATTGCCGAAATATCCTGCGTTGACGAATGACTTTTTACTGTCAAGGACACCTGGGTATTCGGGTCAAACGTTTCTGCATAGCTTACCAGCATATCCACAAAGTCCTCGCCATTAAGATTGACCATAAATGTTCCTGTTGAGGTAGTATGGTAAATATTTACACCGGCTTTAGTTCGAAACATTCCAAAACCGAACTCATCAAGTGTGGCAATATATCTTTCATCAATTTCTTTCATGCTTACTTCACCGTGCTCCCTTTTCCCGTCTGGTCGTCCTCAGGCCAGTACGTGTAAATATCATCGAACACCACCGGGATCTTCTTCTGAAGTTCCATCAGCAGCGGGCACATGAGCTCCCGCATCTGAGGATGGGCCGCCACAGGAGTACGCAGCTTGAAGATGTTGCGCCACTCACGGTAGTTGGTAGTCACCACGATTTCGGTCTTCAGGCACAGCGGCAGTACGCAGCGAGCCTGCTCGGGACGCATGCCGTTTGCGATCATCAGCTTGTAGTCCTTTTCGGCATAGGTCATAGCTTCCAAGAACGAGCTTTTGATCGTAACCTCGCTATCGTTCAGTTCACAATACTGCTCGCCACGAATATAAGAAGGCCAGATAAACGTCAACTCTCCGCCAAACTTCTCCTTCGAGTAGTTGCAGTACCGGGTGCTCTCCTGCGCAAAGCTCGCAATGCGGTGACGCACCAGCTCATTCGCCACACCACGGTCACACGTAAACAACACACTCAGTTGCGAGTGCTCCAGCATAGCCTCATGCCCCTGCTTCACCAGAAAGCCCACCAGCTTCTTAGCCGACTCACCATCCGGCGTGATCTTGTCCTCGCTCTTGTAGCAGACCCGGGCCACCCGCTCGATCTGCTGGAGCTCATTAATGCCTCCCTCAGAAATATCAGTGAGGATTTCGTACTTAGGTTCAACGATTTTCATTTCAAATAGTCCTTTCTATAGTTATTTCTCATAGATTGACGAATGGGCTTGCAAATATCATTCGCCAATGTTGGGATGATGAATCCGAGATGGGCCATCTGTTTATGATCGCAGGTGTTCATCTTCGGACACTGTTGGCATTTCGGAGCAAGTATCGTAATTGCACCAAAATTGTCATTCATAATGCGCCCTCCTGTATCAATCTGCAAGTCCAGTCCCCACAGATATCACCCGAAGCATGCTTCTTCGCAAAAGCCATGCCTTTCTTGATAGCCTCCTGCTTATTTTCTGCCTTGACCACGAACCCCTGATGCCCGCCACCATTGTCCGTGCACTCAAACCAAAATGTGTACTGCTTCATGTAAAATCCTCCAAAATCGAGTTAAGCAGAATCTCCAGCACCCGGTTTATGCCCGCCACCACTCGATATGGCCACGATTCTTTCGGTTCCACCCGGGCAGGGTTATCAGACTTTCTCAGCGCGCCATAAGGCCACCTGTCGAACTGCCCAAGTGAAATATCATTCTCCATGCACCATTCACGAGCATCTGCGTAGCTAATGCCACCATTCATGCAAAGCTCGACCACATCACGCAACGTAGCGTTCGGCTTGATCAGGGTATCTTTTTGAAGCTCGTAATCCTCAAAATACAAATCCTCGCGTGACCCGTCAGCCCTGTGAATAACTTGCGCAAAGGGTTTGCCATCCGCATAAAGCGTCGTAATATCCTCATCAATGTCGATTCGAGGACAGTCGTACCTCCATATGGCCTCAACAACTTCTTCATAGTCAATCATATCGCACCTCACAGCAGCATCCGGAACAAAATGAACCAGATCACCTTCAGCGTGAACGCAATAATGATCAGCCATGCACAAATAACCAGCGTTGCCGCCAGAATATGACCCAGCATATGGCCGATTTTTTCCCAAGTATTATTAGTCACCGATATCCACCCTTTCAAATCCTGTAAAAACACCGACACCAATATTTCCATTATCACAGATGTGAACAGCTTTGTGGTACATCAATTCTTTTGCTTTATTAAATGCTTCCTCTTCATTATGATAGCGATTACCCACTTCAAACTCTCGCTCACAGAAATTGCAGAAATATGTAGGGCAGTAGAAAGTTGTCATACCGCACACCTCCTCGCCGCATCCAGACGGCTCTCCGCAGCGTTCAGCTCGAAGATAGCAGCCGTAATAAACTCCGGATCGCAGTTCTCAAAGTGGTTCCGAGCCACCTCAAGATCCCGCATGGCATCTTTCAGCGTGTTGACTGTCGAAACCATCGGCTCTGTCCAGAATATCTCTTTGACGAAATCAACGATTTTGCGCAACATTTCTACGCCTCCATATCTTCATAACCTGCCGAGCCGTGAGCCAGCCCTCGACATCATAATGATCAACAAGTAGTGCTAACCCGCACACCTCAATTAAATGAGGAAACCCGTAAGTACACCATCCGCATACAGCATCCCACAGATATGCGCCGGATTTGTCTCGAACTGTAATCTGATATCCACCATCATGCAGTGCTCCAGGACCGTAAACTTCAGGCTGGTTTTTATCATTCTCAGGAAATCTTCTTTCCATCTTATGCGTAATACCCGCTTTCGTAAGAAGATAATCCAACTTCTGCATCTCGGTCATGTGATTCCAAACCCGGAGTTTCCAGGTTTTCTTAGACATGTTTCTCATTTCTGCATTTCCTTTCGTCAGCCTCCATGGTCTTTGCAATTTTATGCTGAATATAAAGCACACAGCCAGCCTGACTATCACACCCGAATGAAGCCAATAGTCCAGCAATAGCATTCAAAGAGTTCAAATCCTCTTCAGCAAATATCATTTAGCGTTCACCGTTCCTCCTGATACTCTACGATTTTGGTCACTTCACTCTGAACCCGGCGTAAGAAATCACACGTACCCAAGCAACCGCATTTCCTCAATGCCTCAGCGATATCGCCCAAACTATCCATGTCGGTTCTTGTGAGATTAACTTGAGGAATAACTTCAATGTTCTCCTCTGTGATAAATGGGGTATAGTCCCCACAATGGCAGCATTTAATGTTCATACGTTGCATATAAACATCTCCTTCAACGATAAAAATAAAGAGCCGCAGATTTCTCCACGGCCCAGTTCTCTTATTTATTGAGTTTTGTATTTGTCTCAACAAATTCTTTCCTAGCTTCAATCATATAATTATTGAAATATTCGCTCCCATTATGAGCATTCATATACAGGTCATTGGCACCCATCAACTTTCCTTGATAAAGTCCAAGCGTATATCCGTCATCATATCCTTTTCCATAGCGTTCACAATATACTTTGCGAACCTCTGCATTGTGAATACGAATCAGCACACACGCCCCGACAATACCAGCAATAGTGCTAATACCAATTTTCCACGCTTTTTTCATAATAAGTATCTCCTTTCAAATATGAGTTTGCCTCATAAAGGAGCCCGTTATTTTCGCGTCTTCTCCTCAAACTTCAGAGGCTTTACCGTCCCCTCCCGCGCACACTCCGTCAGGCACTCGTTGCAGAGTTCATCCGTTTCCAGCACCTTGAAGTTCTTGCACTTCGGACAGTAGGTCGCATAGTCCACTTCGCGCATCCAGTTATTCATCAGCGCTTACCTCCGAAATAAGCGTGTCCTTTCCGCAGCGAGGGCAACGTGCCAGAACCTCACCGTTATGGGTTGTGCACTCCTTCATGCTGTTCCAGTTAGATGTAGTAATCCCAAAATGAGCATTACAGCCACCACATTTAACGGCAACGAGTGTCTCGTCAGGATCTGCATATCCGTCAAGGTCGCCGATGTATTTATGTACCCAATGCTCATTGCAAAACGGGCATTTCAAAATTCTACTGCTCGCAGGAACTTCATCCATGTCGTACAGCCACACCTCAGGGGCAACAGGATGGCGTTTATTGCAATTGGTACACTCAACCGATATCCAAGGACGTTTTTTCTGGGTCTTCTCCTGCTTAACGGAGAACCTATCATCCAGAATATCTTTCATGGGAACAAGCACCGAATGGTTGCAAAAACAACACTTTAATTCAAGTTTTTCTCCAGAAACATCTGCTCGAAATCCTACCCCATCGCAAATCTGACCATTCTCTTTAATAATCGTAGCCTCACAATTGGGGCAAAGGACTTGATAGTTCTTTTTCTTAACCTCCCCAACCTTCACCGCAAACCTATCATCCAGCTCCGGATGGGTCACGCGCTGGTTAAGAGCCCACAGCAGGTTCCAGCAGGCGGCTCGTAGGTGGTCTTCGTCGTCCATCCCGACCATGTACTTTGCAAGGTGGCGAGAAGCACTGTCCAGCAGCGAATGCAGCGGGATTCCCTTATCCACGTTATGCTCACCATACTTCAGTGCACCCTCCTCACAATGCTTGCTGACCTCCATGATGCCATACCAGGGCAGAAGATCCATCCTACCCTTCCCTGCGTGCATATCACGCTTGGCACCAGTCTCAAATTCGGTGCGGTCTCCAGAATCTTTAATCATTTGTTTTACCCTCCAATATTGGACTAATCATGTCTTGTGTTACAAACGAGAAATCGTCATCTTCTATTTCTAAATTCCACATGTTGATAATTAGAAGCAATGCCGCATCATCATCGAAAAGACGTGCAAGCTTATCTTCTCCCATTTTCTTGAGTCTGAAAGCAATTTGCTTGCTTTGCCTTGCAAAATGGCATCTCGGATGGAAGAATTGTTCCGGACTTCTAATGACCTGAGCGACTTTTCGCCGAGCACAAGAGCCAGCCGACATATATTTGCATTTGTCGTCAAACAGGTATCCGATGATTTCGCCATCGAGCCTCACAACAAATTTCTTCCAGATTACCGAAAGAGGGCTATCCGGTGCAGGTATGTACGAAAAGCCGCGCATGGAAATATACTCTCCACTTTCGCCAAAGTGGTCACTGAGAAGAATGCTTTGAATCTTTTTTCTAGTTTTCTTAGAGATATTCATAATTTACTCTCCATAAAATTTTCTCTCATTAAACGCCTTCTTCGAGTTCAGTGCCCTCGAAATTGCCAGATCGATCCCCGCTCTCGACTTCAGATGGTAGTAGTACAGATCCTTGTAAGGTGTATTCAGCCGGTCGATACGCCCCGAGGCCTGCTCCATGATCTTATATGAATAGTTCTGGCTGTAAAATATAATGGTGTCCGTCTTGATGCAGTTCCAGCCTTCAGCACCGGCATTGTACTGCACCAGATACACCCACCTGTCGCCTTCAGGAAGCGGCTGATGCTTGTGCCCATTCCATTGTGCAACTTCGGTATCCTTGCCGTAGTCCAGACCCATCAGAATATCAAGCTCATAATCGAAATTATAGAAGATAATGACCCTAGGTCTGCCTTTACAAATATCCAGCACTTTTTCTTGTCGGCTTGCATCAGCGTTCACCAACTTCCGCAGCAGATAGCAGAACTCGCTGGCGGTCTCGATTGGCTTGTTCTCCCAGAGATTCCACCGGTTCTTGCAGATCGACAGATACTTCACCTTGTCGTAATCCACAAATACATTCTCATGGTGCGATACCGTCGGCCGCTCGAAGTCCATGTCAACCAGAATCCGTTCCCGCAGCCGTACCAAGCGCTGGGTATTCAGATACCGATCGATCTTCGGGTATTTCGTGCAGAATTGGCTGTATACCACATGCTGGTTATTGAAGTCCGTTCTGTTTCGGTAGAACCCATTGGCGATGAACACCGGGATATAATCCGTCCAGCAGTCCCCGGGGGTGGCACTGAGCAGAATCCACTCGTTATTTTGCGTAATTTTGTAGAAAGATTTCACCCATGCGCCCTTTCCAACGACTCGCTGCTCGTCAAATATAAAGAACGCATTCTTTACGCCAACGTACTTTCCAATATTGTTCCAGGAGTCCACCACGACCTTGTGCTCGTAAATATCATGTTCTGGATCTGTAGACATATAGAAATGGGCCAGTTCTTCGTCCCACTCTCCCGTATCCCGTTTCCGGGCAGTCGTGATGATGTAAAGATCCGGGGGCTCTGTCATACGAACATAATTCTCCGTGTTCACCTCCCCATCGTAAAGTTTGTAGTAGAACGCCAAACTCGTTCTCGATTTCCCGCTTCCTACGCCTCCGCATAAGATGCAGCCGATTTTCATACGGTTAATCGCATCCAATTGATAGTCGTAGAGCGTTACACCTGCCATCAGGTCGCTCACCTCATTTCCAACGTCACATAAATGGCACTTTTCTTACAGTGATTCTCGTAGGCCAGAAGCGAGATCGTCGCCTCTTCCTCATCTTCGCCCTCCCCTCTGACGGTATAAGCAAAGAGCTCTTTCCGGTGCTTCCTGAACACCTTCCAGAGCTCTTTTTTCTTAGTAAAGTCCGTGCTTTTTGCAGTAGGACGCATATTGCAAGCCCTCCTTGTCTGCTTCGCGCATGATTTCTGACAGTGTGAGCTTTTTAGGCTTTTCTTCCGTCTTTGACATGTTACGCGGTACGGTGCCTCGACATTTCTCGCAGTACAATCTTTTTGACGGAACCTGATACATCATAACGCCGCATTTTTTGCAAGCCTTATCTACTCTGCGAAGTCCGCCCATAAATATCACGCCTCCTCAAAATGGCAGAAGTCCGTGTAGTAAACCAGGCCGTAATCCAGCGGATG